AAGACCAATCCTCCACCAGAGATAAAATAATTTCTTGATGATATGTGTACATTGCTGGTGTGCCGCTTTTTTCGTATGTGTTTGTCATATCGTTTTGGGTAATAACAAGCCTTGACCCCTCCACTATTTCTATTTCAGGAGCACAGAAAAGTTTTATTTCCTGTACAGTTTTAAATGCACCGTCCTGTTCAGAAACTTTTGAAATTGTCTTAAAAGATATCCTGCATGGTATATCTTTGGCTAAGACTACATCATTTTCTAATTCGGTTATTTTGGTAATCTCGTTAAACTCACTTTTGCTTCCGTACACAGTCATTCTGCCGTCCCACATGCTTGTAATTGCCTTCTGAATCTGAGTGGCTGTTGGCGTTTTAATCCTCATTTACCACACCAACTTTCTACGTCTTATCAAGCAATTGTAATCAGGGGAACGGAGTTCGTTTACCATTTTAAGAAATCTTTGCTCTGCTGTTGATGTTCCGTTAATGTTGAAATCAAGTTTTACATCTCCTTCCGAAATTGAAGAACATGCTACCTCAAAATCAAAACTATCTGGCAAACTTCCGCTATTATATTTTTGATATAGGAACTCGCCACATACGCTATGTATGAATGTATGCTTTAAATCTTTAGGTATTTGAGAAATGTTACAAAACCCTTTTAGATGCTGTTCAACATTATCAATAATAAGGTTTAGAATCACCTCATCAGAACCGTCAAATTCGTTGTAACCATAACTTTCAAGAGCTGCGTATATTTCTTCTAACATATCCGTTCCCCACTTTCGTTACGATAATTTAATTTTACTTATAATTATGCTTTCAGGGTACGGGAGAACTGGGATAAACACACCGCTAGCCTTACTCCATACCGCTCTGGGGTCAGGCGTTTCCCACTGTGTCAGTGTAATATACTGCTGACTTGATTTTTCTGTGTAAGGTCCCATATCCTCTTCTTCGGGGGTCACACCCCAAAGTCCTGTTCCAATAGACCCGTCAAGGCTCTGGAACAAAACAAAAACATCTTCATCTATGTAACGTTTTGTTTTATATTTGTCTTTTGCAATCTTGTATTTATATCTGTCATCATTCACAGTTATCGTAAAACCAAACATACCGCCAAGTAATGTATTAAGCTGACCAAGTGAAACAAACGTACCAATTCCGTTTGCTCCGTATAGAGCTGTCTGAACAGCTTTGTTTTCACACATAAGAGTGACAATTTTATTACTTGTAACACACTTGTTAACAGTATGACCGTTCTCTTTCGCAACATTAATCATTGACTGTATATCACCTAATATATTAGCTTCCGCTTTGTTCCAATCAACAGATACTCTATTTTCTTTCGGTATTCCGTAGTCAATAGAAAAATCAAGATTGTTTTCTTTAACTGTCAATTTGCCTGTAGATAAGACTTCCATTTTTGCTACTTCTGTTCTGGTTTTAACATTATCAGCTAAACGCCCCATATCATCATATACATAAGAAATCAATGCCTGTTCAGAAACACCTGTTTTTAAATACAGTCTTGTCTTTTCAGATTGATTGATTTTTTCTTTAATCAACAGCTTTTCGATACTTACCTTTTCTAGTGTTGGTCTTGTGCCTATTGCTGCTTCTGTATCAAACCCATGTACAAGAGCCATTGTAGGTAAATTAAGACCATCGGTCAGCCTATAATATTCAGCTTCTAAGTGCTGTGTTTTTAAGTCCGGGAATAGTGTATCGCCTAAATAGTTCCTTTGTACAGACAGATTCTGAGAAAATGACAACCTGTCTTTGTCTGAAATTAATTGTAAAATATTCATGTAATAGTCCTCCCTATGCTATTTCTATCTGTACAGTAATTACGGACGTATTTGTACCGTCCGAAACTGTACAATCAATGGTTGTGCTTCCTGTTGCTACTTTAGTTGCCGTTACCTTATGAGTAGATGACGACAGCACTACTGTAGCCACCGTTGAATCAGTGTTACTGTCATCAATAGCGGTAATCGTTAATTCACCACTTCCGTAAGCTATGTCATTGCCGCCAAATGCGGTTGTTCCTGCTATATATCCTTTTGATTCAATCGGCTCTCTCATAATTACTGGTTCATCCACAAAAACAAACCCTAACGCCGTCAATGCTGTTTTTGCCGCCGAACTCAACGGAGTATGCAGTCTGTTTTCAAGTACTCTTCCTGCCACCATTAAGCTAGCTGGTCTTAATCCATTATCCGAACCTACAGTTACATCAACGTCCTCAAAAATAAGACCTTTTACTGTTGCATCGTTGGCTGGGAATGGCGTACCGCCTTTTACCGTCTTATATCCGTATTCGTCCGTCTCAATTCCTATATTATCTACCTGCGCTGTTTTAAGCACCAGCCCTACTTCTGATTCTAAAAAATTAGGTCTGGTTTCTGTTCTCTTAAATGTTGTTAAAGCCATTTCTTTTCACTCCTATTCGTTTTTATTGTTTGTTGCAACGCCGAATCTGGCGTTAAATTTTTGCGCATAAGCAGAGCCTACACTCTCATCATCAGATTGACCGCCTCCGGAGCCAGGTACTTTTACAGGATTAACACCCTTAAATTTACCTTTATCAGTATCATCAGTAGCAAACAAAAATTTGGTTGCTTCATCTTCCGTTAACGCTTTGATTTTTTCATCTATTCCTTTGATGTTATCGCCGTCAAGCTCTAATTCATCTAAATTCAAAAAAGGCTTTACAGCCTTAATATTTTTAGCGTTAGCGTCTGTCAATGCCTTATCCAGAGCATAATTGACTTTTAAATTTTGAAGTTCTTTTTTGTGGTTCTCCTGTGCTGTTTTATTCTCAAGCTCCAACGTTGTTATTTTGTTCTTTAATTCTTCAATGTCTACATCATTCAATCCGTCCAGCTGTCCCTTTAGTTCCTTAACTTTTCGTTCCGCTTCTTTTTTGCCTTCATTTACAGAATTAAATCTAGTAAGCGGCACATAACTGTCTTTTATCTCGTCATCATGAGCCTTGATAATTTTGGAAATGTTTTCATCTGCTACGCCCAATTCTTTCAAAAATGCTTTATCCATCTAATCACCTTTCTTGATTACATTTTTTTACACGGTATAGTCCGTGTTTATCCGTCTTGTTCTTTTACGTCTGCAATACCAAAAAGACGATTTTTACACATAAAAAAAGAGCCGTTTCAGGCTCAGTCAATATTTAAATTATTGCTATGTCGGTTCTCTCGCCATAATATTATTACCCCCTTTTTTCTACTAACACATATTGACATACACCATTTTTAAATGCTGCACAATCGTTACCGTCACACTCTCCAAAGGTTTCATTGATATATGTCACTATAGTATTTTTATCTAAGACTTGATTTTCGTCATAAATGTATTTTGAAATTGTATTTTCTATTCTGTTCCCTTTATATGGACATTTCATCTCTTACACCTCAAATATATTAATACAAAATACTGTCAGCCAACAAAATAAATAACTAAAAAAATAAAAAATATTGTCAGATAAATATAACTCGGCATGAAAACTATACACCAACTCCAATTCAATAAATTAAACATCTTTCCGATAACGAATAACACTTGTAAAATTGGTAATACCCATTTAATCATCGTTTTCCCCCCTTGTTTTTAAGCATAATAAAAGCCCCAATTTGTGGGGCTTATTTATATTTCCGAATTTTGATAGTATAGGTCATCATATAATCTTTGTAACAATCTACCCTCTTCGTTAAGGTCATAATTCTCATCAAAACCAATCTCCGTTATTTTATTATCTAAATCTAGCAGAAGTTGATATATATCAGTATACGCTTTTTTTAAATATGTTTGCACAAGTTTTTTTTGTTTTTCGGTAATATTCATAACTTTACCTCTTCTTTCTGGTTGTTGGGTTAACCTGTATTAACACTCCAGTATCAGGATTAACTGTAGTTGTTAAGAAGTCACCAATAAATCTTTGACTTTTCCTATTCTTTAACTTCACAACTTCACCTAATTTCACAGGATTTTGAAGCACATTTAATACATCTTTTAAATTTACACCGTTACGTCTCTGTTCAACCGACCCTATCACTCTTGATATAAAATGTTTTGATTTGTTGGTTATCTTTATGCCGTTACTTGTAGTAATGTCAATCAAGTTTTTATCTATTTCATTATTAATTTTTTTGTATAAATCAAAGCTAGTTAATGCTGATAGTTCACCGGATTTTATAGAACTCGAATAAGCAATAAATTGTTCCCATTCTTTTTTATTATACCTGATTTTCATAAACTCGTCAATAGTCGGAGCGTTCAAAGCTAAGATTTCCACATATTTTTCAAACAATTTAAATTCCTGTTTTGGTATAGCGTCATATACATGTTTATTTTTCCACTCAGAATATTTCATGTTACCGGGAACAGAATATATATTTCCGTCTTTATTTCTTGCCGCTCTTGTCTCATTGACTGTAAATTCATCGTCAAAGTAAGGAATAATAACTGTCCTGCAGCGGTTATGAA